CTCTGAAGCCGGGAATCTTTCCCAAACACTTTCTGAAATTCTAGATCTGAACTTCCAAATCTGAAGATTCTATTATTGTTATACAATAGTAAGGAATGCCTATTCCAATGTCTGATATGCAACAGATGGCTAAAGCAGCTTATCCCGGTAGTACTCGTCGTAACATCGGTGCATTTACGTTATTCCATTCAACTCCTACTCTTAAGTTTTATCATGATAATCGCAATATTGTAGTAAGTGTAAGAGGTACTTATGATGCTGGAGATACTGCCGCTGATGGTCTATTGCTCATTGGAAAACTAAATGAAAGTGAAAGATATAAGAATGATCTGAATATCTTACAAGAAATCCAGAGAAAATATCCTCCCTCTAACTTTAACTATATCGCGGTTGGACATAGTCTAGGTGGTGCTATAATTGATCGGTTCCTTCGTGCTGGATTAATTAGGAATGCACTATCCTATAATCCAGCTCCAGAACCCCAAGAACTAGGAGGTAATCCATTTCATAGACGGGTGTATCATAATGATGATCCCATCTATCAAGTTGTTGGACGGTTTATTCCGGGTGTAGAGGTAAGGAGAGGAGATACGAGCTTCTGGGGAAATATCATTAAGTTCGGCTTACCCTTTGGAATAGGTGCTCTTATTAATGCGTATTCTAAGCACGGACTCGGGACCTTCTCTGGGGGGTCGGAGCTTCAAGCAACTGAATAGGATAGTAGGTGGCGTAAGCTGGACCTCCTACTGATTCTAAGTAAATAGGTATACCCCCTTGTACTTGTATTGCTGATAACACTCTAAATCCAGATGATCTCAATTGAAAAAGATTGATTAAGACAGTTCCTATACAATATCTTACAAATATGTTATTTTGTACTCTTGGATTATATACCCTATATAGAATAGGAAATTGTACATTATTAGTTGTATCAACAAGATATATAAAGAGCTGGGTAGAGGTAAAGAACGTAGCGTTCAAGTGAAACGTAAAAGGAATATTGAGAGCAAAATAACCAGAATTATAAGGTTGCCCCGTAGCAAGACAGTTCGCCCACAGACCCGGTGCTTGTGTTATTGGGATTGTAGATAAATTAGCGGGAAAACCAACTGGATTAGGTGTCATTACTGTGGCTGCAGTTGGAAGCCAGACGGTGGTCTTTCTGGGATTGTTAGAGACTAGATTTAATACACTTCCGTTCCCAGTTATGGTCACGGAAGCGTTAGAAGGAACTAAGCTGACTACGCCTCCATTTCTGAGTTCTGGTTCGGTTGGAGTATTATCATTAATAATACCAGTACCGGTTAACACAGATAATAGACCAGTATTTGTAATTGTCTTGATTGGACCAGCTGATACTGTCAGACCCGGATTAGTTGGAGCTGCTGTTAGAGACTGTATTCCTCCATTGAAAATATAAGCCTCTTGATTCGTATAATTGAGTGCTATTCCCGCCCCTTCTCTGATGTAAGTCACACCGGTATTCACAATATTAGGAATAGGTATCCCAAAGACATCTATTCCTAAACCCGGGACTATGGCTGTTAATGTCTCACATGCGAGGATAGGATCGCTTGCAGTTCCTATATCTGAAAATCCATCACCGGGGACAATGGATACTACTCCAGTATTCTTAACTATAGGATTTGTATCTGAACCAAGCAGTTCTATTCCGGGTCCTACGGTTATATTCTGTACTGTGTCTATTGATCTACCGTACTGAAACCAGCTTGTAGTATTGATTGACGGATCATCTCCACCTTGTATGCTAGTCTGAGGACCTATCATTATGTAGGACGCAGTATTCAGAGGAGAAGTGACCACGTCATTTTTAAAATACACTGTTATTGCGTCCCATTTACCCAGCCAGTTGACTGCTAACGGTAAGAACTCGTGTCGTTCATAAGCGGTATCTAGCTCAATAGAGCTCATATCTATATATACTTTTTATTCTATTCCATTAGGGTAATATACTGCATAAATTGCGCCAGAGGATGCTACAACCGCTGTCGCATTTGTATTGTTCTGGATCTCTATTACTGAGACTACCCTCATACCGGTTGCTCTTGCGTCAGCTACATTGAAATAACTCTGTCCTAGAGATGCTTGTAAAGGATAATACTGCCCCAGTGATAAAAAGTAGTTGCTAGGGAAGGTTGCTGATGTATAGGTGAAAGGACCACCCGCAGTAACTAAATCTCTATATACAATGCTAAAAGGGGTTGCGGTAACTTGGGAATTGAGTTTAACAAAGAGAAGACTTATACTGGTTAAATCAACCATAAATATACCTTGTGCAGTTGATGCTCCATTTAATACATACTGACCAAAGATCCCCGTAGATGCACCAGTTAAGGGTAAGTTGCCGACTGAACCCGGTTGAATAGGATTTACTCCAGAATAGTCTGCAGATAATGAAAAAACTGATATAAGAGGAGCTTCTGTAGATATAATGGGATTCTGTGGATCTGTATTATCAACCGTCACAGAAGTATCTAGAGCTCTTACTGAAAGAACACCAGTATTAGAGATAGTTGGATTTACTCCTCCAGTTGTTGCAAGACCAGAACCTAACGCTAAGGAAATAACACCTCCATTGGAAATTACTGGATTACTAGGATCTGTTTGTAAAATATCAATCCCTACACCTTGCACGACACTGATCAGTCCAGTATTAGCGATAGTGACATCTCCAGTAGGATTACTGACTGATACACCTACACCTCCTATGATCCTTAGCACACCAGTATTTGAAACAATCGGCACTTGAGATGTTCCTCCTATCTGGATTCCCGCACCTTCCGCCAAAGCCGCTATTGCTGTTGAATTAACTACTGGATTCTGAGGATCAGTATTATCAACAAATACAGCTGCGCCCCCACTCACTGTTAAAACACCGGAGTTTGAAATTATTGGCTGTAAAGGATTGGTATTATCTACTGTGATACCGGGTGCTAGTCCATCAACTGATTCAATACCCGTAGACGTATTGGAAAACTGCGACCACAGAGGAGAGGTTGATGGCTCATCACCTCCTTGATTTATAGATGTCGTACCAGTTAAAATATAAGAGCTCCCATTTGCTGGAGAGACGGTTACATCATTTTTTAAATATATTTCTGTATCAACCCAAGTCCCCCTCCAGCTTACAGTCGTAGGGAGAACACTCAAACGTTCAAATGGACTTTGAAGACCTTGAACGCTCATCTAATAGATGGGCTATATTTCATTTACTGGATACGGGAATAGGTCACACGGAGACCAGATAAAACGGGAGCAACCGCAAGAACAGTAGGGCCAGATGTAAGAGCGCCGACAATCTGGGTACCGTCGGCGGGGATCGTTACAACTGCACTACCAGCCATATTAAAGGGAGCTACCACTAGACCGGGTGCTACTGTGGCAGAGACCACTGCTGGAGCAGTTCCGTTGGGGGCGAAGGACCAAATGATCTGATCAGTGGCTGTGAAAGCTACACCACCGTTGTTCCAAATACCTTGCCAAGTCACTAAGTAAGTCGCACCCGGTGTGGCAAGGGTGGGATCAAGGCCAAATGATCCAGCTGTGACTGTGGCCGCCGTGCTAGCAGTTGTAACCATCGTGGCGGTGACCGGTGTGCTAGTCACATCATTAAGACCAACGGGGGCGAAGCTTACCCAGTTAGCGTCAATGAAGGAATCCTCCCAAGGATCAACACCACCTCTGATAGTCGTCTTGTATGCATCATTCACGCCGGCAAAAATATACATACCGCCAGTTGTGGGAGAAATTACACAATCATTCTTGAAATACTGAGTATCTACATCCCACAAGGGAGTATTGGGGGTACCCGGATATTCCCTCAGATTCATCGCCGCTGGAGCACTGTCCAGAAAGCTCAGCGCGTTTCTAAGAGGAAGTAGAGCCATTATATACTAGGCGCATATATTTTTTTGGCGTTTCTAAACACTATAGAAAAATAGTGGTTAGAAATTATTCATAGATTAATGCTTTACATAAGCCGGGAAGCAAGACCTTGCTTCATCCGTGCAGAAATAGCGCTTGAGGAGCCGTTGGCGGCGGCGCGGGCTTGAGTCGCCATCTCTTTTTCGCGCCTAGCCATATTATCATCACGCTCGCTACCCTTCATCAGACCCAGACGGTTAGCAAACGCCATCACCTTACCGCCAATCATGCGAGCAAGACCACCCCTCGTACCCGCCGGAGCCAGAGGGGCCGCAATGATGTCTTGCTCAGACAGCACGCCCTTGATGATGCGGGAGGAGCCACGGATGGACTCAAAGAAGCCACTGTTAGCCGTCACAACGTAGATCTGAGGCTGCACGTGGAAGGGGAAGGTGTTGGTCACACTGAGATTGAACTGGAGGGTGAAGTTACCCACCAGAGATGCGGCTTGGCCGGACTGGAGAGTCACATCAACACCGGGCTTCAGAACCAGAAAGCCGCCCACCGTAGGGATGGTAGAGCCGCCGGGACCAGAAGCCACACGTACCAGACCATTCCAAGAGTTCCAGTCCATATCCAGACCATTCTTGACGGACATATTGTACAGCTGCTCCTTGGTGTGAGAGGAGAGCAGACCAGAGAAGTTATCAAAGTTGATAGAGAGAGGGTTGGTGGGGCGAGCGCCATTCTCAGACACAGCCAGAGGAAGGTAGGATGCACCAAACTGAGGAAGAGAGGGATCCAGTCTCTTATCTGCGGAGGTCGTCGCCGGATCTGCAAGAGCCTTGACGTAGATGATGAGCAGATCGGGGATCTGAGGGAGAGTGATAGTCTGAGACTGCAGCTGCTGAGTAGCACCGGGAGCCATACGGACATTCTGGGGCTGGGTGATGAAACGGGGGTACTCCATATAGGGCACTACGCTCTTGGGAGGCAGAGGAATGTCAAGAGAGGGGGTTAGGAACTGCACATTCACAAGAGAATCAGAGAATACACCGGTGCCCACGTTGGTGTTGTAGGACACGGGGGGCAGTAGGGCCTCATAAGAAGGAGTGCCAGCAGTGTAATCAAAAGAACCAGCGTAGTACTCCTTTGTAGCAGTGCCAACATAGCTGTTGCGCAGACGGAGGGCGCGGTTAGGATCACGCATGTTCATCACCAGCTGGATGTTGTTGATGCCGAAGAGACC